GTGTTGTAGTCGCGAGCCATGTAATATGGGTCGTCAGTCCAACCAACAGGAACACCTGCTTGATTAAGTTCATCTCCTTCTTCAACAGTAGAAATCTCATCTAGTGGAAGTGGAGCAGGGTCCATTTGGTGGTAGCCATCTGGAAGTTCAATTTCTTCGTTAGCAGGAAGGAATGGAGTGTGGTCGTAGCCACCATCAATCCATGCTTGCTTTTCTTCATCACTAAGACTGTCAATAAGAGCAGGAACTTCTTCATCTGTACCGTCTTCAAGGTCATCAGACTTATCGTGGTCTTCATTAATTAGTGAGTCACCGTCTAGTGGTTCTACTTCGCTAACTTCAGGCATATCAATAGCCTTGACAAAAGCGTCTGCTAAATCCCCTTCTGTTACATCTTCATCTAAAGGAAAATCTTCCTCAGGAAGGTCTGGAACTTCTGGAAGGTCAATTATATCTTCATCGCCAGTATCTTCAGGCAGAATTGCTTTTGCAGGTTCTTTGTCGGTTCCTCGGTAGATGCTATCTACAAATTTATCAGCACCTGCACTGTTACCACCTTGTTGTTGCTTCAGTGCATGGTAAAGGGCTTCAACAGGTAAGTATTCTTCGCCCTCAGAGAACTCAAGTGCAGCCTCTCCAGAACCATCAACAATACCTTCTCTAAGAGCAGCCTGTAGGTCAGGTGTGCGGAACTTACGAGCCAACTGCGCTGGGTCATCGGTGAAGTCTGGACTTTCCTGACCGTCATACCCCTGAGGAATATACTCTCCACGGTCTACTTCATGCATACCTGCTGGAACAGAAACTGGACCACTCTCTGCAGGAAGTTCTGCAACTGGCTTTGCTTTTTCTTCTTTGCGCTGTTGTTTAGCGTTAGAGCCTTTGTCTTTCTTTTTAATAGCGTCAGCGGCTCTAGTAAAATCATCTTCAAAACCTTTGAACTTTTCTCCAAAACTTCCTTTTTTGATTGCCTTAGCAATTTCTTTTGAACGCTTTGCAAGTTCAGCGGACGACATACCTTCAGGAGTGTTTCCTGTACGAAGGTAGTCAGCAATCTGACCAGCAGTTTCGCTAAGACCAGCAGCAGTATCATTTTTAGCAATTTCATCAAGACCAGAAAGAAGCATATCTTCTGGAAGTTCTGGGCGGTCAGTTGTACCCAAAGCATCAGTCATCGAATCATCAAGCATTTTTGCCCATGAATCGCCCTGTGAAATTTCTGTTCCGTTTTCGTCAATAAGACGGTAAGCATTTTTTCCGTCTTCGCCCTTAAGTTGGGCTACGGTATAAGTACCATCAGTAAAGGCTACTTCGCCTTGGTTTCCCTTGAAGTTGGGCACTGACTCCCAGCCAGATGGAGCATCAACAACTTTTAGGTCTGCCTCATTAATAATGTCTGATGCGTCTGCTGAAGTAATTTTTGCAGGAGCAGGGCTAACACCGTCAGGACCTTCTTGACCTGGAAGATATGCTTCAATTCCTTCAGCACTTCCTGCAGGAACACGAACAATTCCGCGTGGAGTTTCAACATCAAAGGTGTTTGATTCAGGGTCTGCACCGACAGAGCGACCAGTCAACCAGTGAACTGAACCATCTGCAAGACGTAGGAGGGCACGCATACCGCCACCCTCTTCAGCAAATCGACCTAGGCGGTCACGACGCTGGCGCATAGCACGCATACGGCGGGCAAAGTAAGAGTTGCCATCTCCAGAGAACGCGGCAGTGATTGCTTCAAGAGCGCGTAGACCTTCAGCAGAAGCAGTCAGGCGAGTAAGTGCGTAAGTGCGTGTAATTTCATCTGTTTCTGGTGCAAAAGCAGATGCAAGAAGTGGTGCGGTTTCTTCGGTAACAATCGGGTCAGCCATGAACCACTGCATCTGTGCATGATTGCGAGCAGAAGCGGTCATAGCGTGTGGAGCAGCAGAGTAAGGGTGAGCAATGTTTAGAAGGTCTGAGTGCTTCTTGATTGTGTTGTAATCTAGATGACCTTGAGCAACTTCAATAAACTTGCAGAGTTCGGTAAGAGCGTGGTCACGGCGAGTAGAGAACTGATAGAAACGGGTCTCGTTAAGTGCGCGCCATACAACTTCAAGGGCAGCAGCCTGTGTAACCTGACGAATCGGAGCAACCTGTGAGTTAGCAGCCTCGGCGATAGATAGTGCCTCACTACGAATCTGGAGAGCCTGTTCCATCGAGGAACGACGTTTTACGCCCTTAAATCCGCCACTACGAATAATCTTTTTTCTGTTACTCACGAAGAAGCACCCTTCTCATTTTGAGGCAATAAATCCGCGTCGTTGCTGTTGTATGTATATTCTGCCAGGTTTCTTGCACGGCTATATGGTTCTTCACCACTATCAACACCACGCAACCAAGAAGCGCGAAGTGCAGGAATGATTTCGTAACCTAGACCAGAAAATTCTGCTAAAGCAATAATAGCAGTTTCTGGAGAGTCGTATTCTGAAAAATCTTTTAGTTCGACAGATAATTCTTGTTTGTAGTAAATGTCATCAACATCTTGTTCTAAGTTATCTCTGTTGTATTCAAGAATTGCATCTGAACTAACAACGCCATCAGGAATAACTGCAAATCTGCATTTGCCCATAGGTTCAACTGGCAAAGAAATAATTTGGCATTTGTCTCCACCTAAATAGAAAACGCAGTTGGAGCAATTAACTCCAATAGAAGCAACTTCATTTTCTTCGGCAGGAGTGTAACCAGCCCATACGCCTGTTTCGTCTTCGTTGAATTTTCCGTACTTGTCTACAATCTCAAGCAATGCTCTAGCCAAGTCTTGTTCTTCAGGAACTAAGTGACCTGCTGCAATAAGTGCGGAGTTGGACTTCTTAGTGCTTCTCGGATGAGACGCAGGAAGTAAATCATTGTCTGAAACATACTTAGAGTTTGCTGGCTTGCCAGACTTGAGAAGTTTTAAATAAGCATTAACACGACCCATAGCCCACTGATTGCGATTCATTCCAGGACGGTGGCTGGTAGAGAATGCGCCAGAACCTCTACGGTAAACAGCCTTAAGCATTCCTAAAGTAGCCTTACGACCTTTAGGAGCCTTCTCATTATGTGCTTTAACTTTTTCTTTAAGGGTGTTTTCAGTGGCTGCTGAGAACTTAACACTTTTAGACTTCCCATCAGAAGCAGAGCCTTTTGAGTTTTTTTCTGAGCCATGAATTCTTTCCTTTTTTAGTGCAGGAGTTTTTGGGTCACTATTACGCACTAGTCTCTCCTTCTGGTTGAGGAGGACCAAACAACTCAGGGAAGTTTTCTGCTGTTGGTTCTTTAGGTTCTACTGCAGGGGCTTCTTCCGCAGGTGCTTCAGTTGGAGGGGTTTCTTCCGCAGGTGCAGCAGGTGCTTCACCTTCAGCGGCTGTAGGCATTGGTTGACCTGAAAGAGCCTGTGCAACATTGTCTGGAAGCGGACCAACAGATGCAGCCTGTTGAGCATCCTTAATCTTGTCCATCATTTCTGGAGCAAGAGCAGCAAGTGCAGCCTCTGTGAGTTCAGGTGAGAGCATACCCTTTTCAAAGAACATACGGATTGCAAGTTCTTCTGGTGTAGGAGCATCTGAATCCGAGAAGCCGTGAGCATGTCTCCAAGCAGATAGAGAGATTGCCATCTTGTCGAAACCTGCATCAGCATCAGCAGCGCGGTCATTACGGGTTGAGATACCTGATGGGTCGTACCAAACAACAATGCGGTCAACGTCAGACTCTGGGAAGCCGTTTGCTAGTAGGTAAGGACGTAGGTAGACAACTGTAAGCGCATCTGCAATGAGAAGCATGAGAGGCTCAATGTGCGTCTTGTAGAGCGTCTCATCAATCTGCAGGGCGTTTGAGTACTTGACGTTAGCAAGACCAGTTACTACGTCTTTTGGTACGTCTACGCCCTGCAGAATGCGTTCCAGTACGCGGTCAGCACGGGTCGCTAGGGCAGGGTCGAAAGAACGCTCAAACTTGAACTGCTTAATCTTGTCGCCAAGTTCTGCAGGTCCACGGATAATAAGTGGAACAACTGCAGAAGCAGAGTCTTCGTCTTTGATAGGAGTTGTCATCGCATCGATAAGTTGCTCTTCAAAGTCGTCTTGCTGTTCTTCGATGAGATAGTCAGGGTCTAGGTCTGTATCGTCAGAGTACGGATAGTCAGGTTGCGGATTTGCTGCAACGGATAAACCATCTGGAAGATAAAGAGCACCAGCGTTGAGGCGTGAACGAGCCGTAGCGCGGAAGGTGCGGTTAAGAAGTAGAAGTTCAGCGCAAAGGTCTAGTAGACCGCGTAATGATGAATCTGCTTCGTCAGAGTAGCGCGGATGTGAACGCCAGATACGACCAACGAACGCTCCGGGACCAAGCATCATTGTTGACTTGTTTCCTGCACTGTTTCCGTGTGCTTGTTCGCGGCGACCAATGACGTTGTAGCCGCCCTTAGCATCTGCAAGTACTTCGTCTACAGACTTAATATCCCAAGACTCTGGAGTTGCTGTGGCTGGTCGTGCTGGCATCTGTACGAGGTAGCACTCACCAGCAACAGAGAGGTTAAGAGCAGCGTCGCGTAGAAGTCCTGCTTGACCACCATAAGCAGAGTCCAAGCGGTTAAGAGCACGTTCTGCAGCAGAGGCTAGACGCTCGTCAATGATTGATGAAGTGCGAGTTGCTACAGGAGTCTCGGCTGGGTTTTCTACAACAGCGGCAAAAATACGAATACGGGAGATAACAGAAGCAACAAGGTTAAAAGCATATTTAATTTCGCCAATTGCGTCGTAGTATTCCCATGCTTCTTCCTGCCAAGAGGAAGAGTTAGATGAGCGACGGTTTTTGAACTGTTCAAATTCCCCTTTGTCGCCAACTTTTACTTGCTGGGCTGCTGCTGTGAGAGGACGGTGGGCTGTATACGGAAGAGACTGTGCAGGATTAACTGCAGGATTGTCATCGCGACTAAAAATACCCATTTATTATTGTCCTGTCATTAGGTTGCGGAGCATGAGGGGTTAATACCTGTTCTCATACGCGGTCAACAGCCCCGCTACTGCAGAAAGTGAAAGAGCAACTGCAAAAAAGCGGAACGAACTTGCATCAATTGTATACCAAGATACGAAAGCCAATCCTAGCCACACGCTAGAACACCACTCGCAAGTTAATAGGTATCCAGTCTTAGTTGTTTCAGGTGGAAAGCGGTTCCAAATGCGATTTCTTAGGCTTTGAAAGATTTCATCGCGGGTTATAAGGCGCGTAGCACGGTAAGTTGCCAAAGAAAAGATAATAAAATCAAGGATTGTCATAGTAATTTTAATTTGCTCCTAACATATTGCCAACTGGAGACCAATTCTTCAGTCGTGAACCGCAGCCGCAAGATTTATCTTTTTTAACTGCAATAATTTTGTTTGTAACTGTAATAAAACGCGAGATTTTTTGGTCATCTACGGTGTGTTGCGTGTAATCTTCACGAAAAAACAGCACAGGACCCGTTGGAGACTCAACTCCAATAAAAATAGTTGTTGAAGTTGCAATCACACGGGCAACATCTGCAAAGTGCGAGCCTTTTATGGTTGTTCCGTGATGATGAGTGATGGAATCTGGGTCTAGCGTCAATGCAGTACCGTTTGGAGTGATGTGTACGTTTGCTGGAAAGGTGTCTAGGACTCTCATTTAAAGTTTTCCCATCCTAAAAGTTCGGTGGCTAGTTTGGTTGTGATGATTATTGGGGTTTCTTGACTTGATTTGTCTAGCCGTTCGATAAGTTCTGCTTCATTTGTTGCAAAAAGCAGGTTGGTTGAGAGTTTTTGCACTTCATCAATCGGAAAAGCGCGGGGAATAGCGGGGGTGGTGTTTGTGGTCATGGTTTGTAGCAGTCGCGCTTGTGGGTGATTCTTCAGCGAAGGATTTTTCCAAATAAGGCAATACTTCATTTTTGTAGACCTCTATTTACTCGACGGAACATTGCTCTGGCAGATACGCCAGTTGCCTTTGCAATCGTATCAACAGGAACGCCTTTGAGGTAGAGGTCCGTGACTAATTCGGTGAGGCGGTCATTTGCTTTTTTGTAGGGGCTGGCAGGTGGTGTTCTAGCGCGGCACTTTTGGGCTAGGAGCGAAAGACGCTGGAGTTCTGGAATAAGTGATGGCGGAACTTTTGGGGAGAGGGGGCGAACAACGAATTTTGGCGGCGGCGTAGGAGTAGGTTCGGAAAAAGTGTGGGGGGTCTCAACGGACTTAATCCAGTTGTAGACGGTGGACTTTGGGCGAGGTGGGTCGAGAGATTTACCAAGTGTAGAGAGGGACCAACCCAACTGGTGTAGGTGGTGGAGACGGTCTGGGATTAGTGGTCCGCATGAGTTCAGAAAGCGGAGTTCATCTTCTGGAAGCATGTTCCTATTGTACAGTGTTTTCTTCTAAGTGTTTATCCTCACACAGCCTCGCAAGAGTCGGGACAACGTAGTGTTTTCCGCACCAGTCGCACTTCCAGAGGTCTGGCATAGGCTTCCTTTCGGTTAAGACTATTTTACTCCTTTGGTGCCGGGCTATTTCTGAACGATTTGTCAAAAAGAATGAACAGTTACTTTTTTTGGATTTGGTCGTTGAGTCGGCAGTCGCTCGTGGTCGGGCGTGTCGTAATCGTTTCCTAAAAAATAGTTATGCACAGGTTATCCACAGGTTGTGCATAACTTGTGGATAACTTGAGATAGTTTAACTTTCAACTACTTTGGAACTCTAAACCTATGCTTGAGGGTTAGACTTTGCTTGTGAACTTGTGAAAAGTTATGCACAGGTTGTGGATAACTTGTTAATAAAGTTATGCACAGGTTATGCACAGGCTAGAGTTATGTCAAGTAGTTATGCACAGGCTAGAGTTATGTCAAGTAGTTATGCACAGGCGATTAGTTATGTCAAGTAGTTATGCACAGGTTATGCACAGGCGATTAGTTATGTCAAGTAGTTATGCACAGGTTATGCACAGGCAGGGAAGTTATCCACAGGCACACATAAGTTATCCACAGGTAGGGCTAAAAGTTATCCACAGGTTGTGCATAACTTGTGGATAAGGTTATGCACAGGTTATCCACAGGCTGTGGATAAGTCTAGGGAAGTTATCCACAGGGGAAAAAGGTTATCCACAGGCTGTGGATAAAGTTATCCACAGGCTGACTAAGTTGTCCACAGGTTATCCACAGGCTGTGGATAAGTTGTGGATAAAAAACTGAAATTTTTTTCAGGCAACCCATAAGGCTACCCGCAAGGGCTACCCGCAGGGAACTAACCGCAAGCAACACCGCAGGGCTAGGGCTAGGGCTAGGGCTAGGGCTAGGGCTAGGGGGTTAGTGTGGCACACATCACACCGCTAGACACGCCTAACCGCTTGACACTTAGGGGGCAGGTGATAGCCTTTAATTGTAGGAACTAGCAAGGGGCTAGGGATTACGCAAGGGGGCTAAGTGATTAAGACACTAACCGCAAGGGCTAAGGGCTACACCGTAAGCCTAGAGATAGACACCGACAAGGTGAAGGCACTAACCGAACTAATACTAATTAGCAAGGGCAACCCGCTAAGCCTAGTGCTAAAGCGTAAGCGTATTAGTGAACTAATTGACAAACTAAACGCATAACCGCAAGCAATAAAGCAACCCCCTAACCTAATGGGCTAGGGGGTTACTTATTTACAGACACAAACACGCGACTACCGCAAGCAACACCGCAAGCGACACGCAGGGCAGGAACTAAAAACCCTTGAGAATAAAGGGCGACACACCGCAATAAAATTATTTTAGAATTAACTTGACAAACCTAAAACCGTATGCCATACTTATTACATAAGCACAGAGCAAGGGGCTAGGTGCTAAAACCAAAAGGGGTTAAAATGTACGACTTACTAGACACACTAAAGACATACACCGTAGGCACAGTTTCATTCATCATTCTTGAACTAATCTTAATCGCAACCGTAGTTACTAATTGGGCTTACCTAAGCACCGTAGCAGTATGGGGCGAGGGTTACGACTTACCTAATGTTGCTAACTACCTAGCATTAGTGTTCGGTTCACTAATCCTAATCCCTACCGCTATGCTGGCAGACGACTTAGCAAACACCTACCTAATCTAAGCAACACCGTAAGCAACCCCCTAGCAAACCGCTAGGGGGTTACTTATTGCCCAAACACACACCGCACGACTACCGCACACACAAGCAAGCCACAGAGCCAGAGCCAGAGCGACACACACGCACACACGCACACAAAGAGAGCCAGAGAGCCAGAGAGCCAGAGAGCCAGACACAAACACACGCAAGCACACCACGCCAGAGAGAGCCAAGCACACGCAAGCAGGTGAGCAGGTGAGCAGGTGAGCAGGTGAGCAGGTGAGCAGGTGAGCAGGTGAGCAGGTGAGCGACACGCCAAGCAATAGACTAAAACCCAATAACCGCAAGCACTTTAGAAATGTGACACGCATCACACGCCTACGGCTTGACTTTAGTTATCTAGTATGTAATACTTATTACATAAGCCAAGCAAGGGGCAAGGCTTACAAAGTAAAGGGGTCAGCAATGACAAACGAAACTGAAAACGAAACTTGCGAAGATTGCGAAACCGTTAAGGATTATGTAGTCAATGGCAAGGTTGTATGCCCTGAGTGTAATGGGGCTTATGACGACCCAGCCTACACCAGCGACTACGACACGCTAGCAGAGTATTACGGCTAACCAAGCCAACCAAGCGACCCCCCAAGCAATAGCGAGGGGGGGTTACTTATTCCCCCAACCAACCAACCAACCAACCAACCAACCAACCAAAATAAAAAATTTCAGTTATTGGGATAATTCCCGGCTAGTCGCCCGGCTATCTCACCGCGTACTAATCACCGCGTACTAATCACCGCGTACCTATCCGCATACGACACGCAAAAGAAAACACGCCAAACAACTTGACAACTAAACTAAAAGGAGTAAACTAAACACATAAGCCAATGAAAGGGGCAAACACAGTGAGCAAACTAATCACTATCGCTCAGGCACTACGCGATTCAGGACTAGCCGTAGAACTTGACACAAAGAACAATGAAGTGACCGTATCGGGTGCAGATTACCTAATTAGTATCAGCGAAGAACTAGGAAACTTCTCAGCGTTACTGAACGCAGGTAACGACACTTCTTGCAACTCTTGGGCACACGAAGAAGAACTATTCACCTACCGCAATCCAATGGCAGTAATCAAGGCAGTAGCCAAGCGAGTGAAACTCATAGAGAGTTTCAGCGAGTAATCTAACCGCGTAAAAGTCGCCCCTAGTCGCAAGGCTAGGGGCAACTTTCGTTAGGCAACTCAACTCAACTCAACTCAACTCAACTCAACTCAACTCAACTCAACTCAACTCAACTCAACTCAACTCAACTCAACTCAACTCAACTCAACCGCAGAACAAACTGAAATTTTTTCTCGCGGGTAGTCCGCGACCCCCGCCACGACACGCAAAAAGAAACTTTCCAATTCAACTTGACAGACTAGGCTTAATACCGTAAACTTATTACATAAGCAGTTAGCAAGGGGCTAACGCAGAAAGCGAGAAAAAAGTGAACAACACTCAACCTACCTACCGCGTACTACTGACTAACGATAAGGGCGAGTACGCTATCGCACCCGAAGGACACGGCAAGGCTATTGACTACTATGTAATCTACAATACCGAAACCTACTCAATCGTGACTGTCGGTAAGCGTATGGACTACATTGACGCACTTGCCCAAGCGAAGCGGTGGAACGAAAACCCAGCGACCGCACCTGACGCACCTATCGTGCTTGACGGACTACTTGACAACTTAACCCGATAACCCCTAAAAGAATAGCCCCCTAGCAAAAAGTTAGGGGGTTATTTTTTTGTCACTTTAACTTGACAAACTTAAAACCGTATGGCATAATAGTATTACAAGGTTGCAAGGGGCAACCAAAAACAAAGGAGACAAAATGTCAAACATCACCGCCACCGAAATCACAATTTTTTGTGCAAACGGAAAATGCAACACCGTAATCTCATTTGACACCCCCACTTGCGGAGAGCCAGAGTGCCTAGAGTTTTGGGCTAATGGACAGTCTTGGCTAGACGAGAAGCGGGCAGAGTATTCCGCCTAACCGCGTAAAGAAAAGCCTCTCACCGAAAGGTGAGGGGCTTTCTTATTTTATCCAAACTTTCTAAAAAAGCATAGAGAAAAAATTTCAGTTTTCTTGATAAAATTTAATTGAAATTTCAACTATTTTTCATAACAAAATTGTTATCTAAAACACACCGTATCAGGTTGCATTTGTCGGCATAGTGTGTCATACTAGTAGTACGAGGTTGCAAGGGGCAACTAAGTAAAGGAGAAACCAAAATGAAAAAGATTGTCTTAGTTAATAAGTCAGAGGGTAATCGTGGGGCTAATGGCAAAAAGAAAATCTACGAAATCATAATTGACGGTAACAAAGTAATTTTCTCTTGGGGCAAGGCTGAAGAATCAGCACGACAGACACAGACAAAACTATTCTCAACCGCTTGGTACGCCGAACAGGTTGCTAACGAAAAGAAATGGGCAAAGATTGAGCGAGGCTACGAGGTAGCATTTACCGCCTAGCCTCACCCGAGAGAGCCTCACCCGATAGGGTGGGGCTTTCTTTTTATCCGCAACTAATTCAGTTAAGCCAGATAGTTTAACTTTCAACTAAATCCTGGAAAAAGAAAAATGAAAATAAAAAATTTCAGTTTTACCGCGAATTAAAAACTTTTACCCGTACCAGCGACACGCCAAAAATTATTTTCTAAATGGACTTGACATTGAGAACAAAAAAGAGGATAATTGTCTTATGAGGTTAGCAAGGGGCTAACCGCAGAAACCTAAAGGGGTACATAATGTACGCAGATACTATCCAACAAATAGCCGACACACTAACCGCACTTGAACAACTACGCTTGCTTATCAGCGTAGAGAGCGTTAGCGGTGACACGGTGGACATCAACGCAGACATACGCCAACTATCGCAGACCCTAATCCGTATCGGTGGCGTAGAGGTTACAGAGAAACTATCGTGGCTACCAGCGGACACCGCTCACTTAGGCGGAACTATCTAGACCCTAAGCCAAAAGGAAAACCCCCTAGCCGTAGAACTAGGGGGCTTTCTTATGTTTGCGATTAGTTACTTCTTTGCACCGCGAGATTTTTTCTCAACTGCAGAAAAAACTTCGTCAATCTCATCTGCATCAAGTTTGCCATCTTGTAGGAAAGCCCTTGACAAGCCTTCTACTACCGTAGCAACTCCACCAATACCCGCAATCAGAACTGCCTTCCACATCTCAACACCAGCAATAGCACCAGCACCGATAACGGATAATCCAGACGAAGCGAATACTGCAACGATACGAAGCAATAACTGTCGCAATTTACTTACTGCCATAGGTGTTGTCCTTCCGAGTCAATACACCGTGCCAAAAAAAATCAGCACCCAGCACTTGCAATTTTACTGCAAGTGCTAGATACTGAAATTTTTTATTTAGTCTAGTTAAACTTAAAAAAGCCCGTAGACTTTGGTGTTCCCTCAACGACTGGTAGAGTTACTGGCTCAACAACTATTTCTTCTGTAACTTCAACCGCAACCTCAACTGTTTCAATTACTTCTTCAGTTACAGGTTCAACGACTGGTTCAGACTTTTTTGTGCGAGTTGGCTTAGTAACTTCTTCTTCAACCGTCAGTTCCACTACTTCTTCAACTACTGGTTCTTCAACCGTAGTTTCCGTCAGTTCTGGTTCTAGTTCCATTTTAATCCTTTGTTGAGTAGTACCGTACCACTATTGTACGGCAATACGATAGTGTCTAGTTCTCCCGAAGCGAGAGCAACGCGAACGCAATAGAGTTCAACCCAAGACAAACACTAGCCGTAGGGTTATCTCCCAGCACCGCAGTAATGAGTGACGCACTTCCGAGTAGTACAGAAACTAATGAAGCCCAAACAATTTTAGAAAAGTCAAACATACTTTTAACCTTATCCAATTTGGTATTTGTATTCAGGGCATAGGTTCACTACCGCACCAGCAATCATAGTTGCCACAAACTCAATGTCATTATCAGTTGTGTAATCTCCAGTAGAGATTAGATAGGCAGACACATCACTAACCGTATTGCCCTCGTCAAGTGTGTCGCAGATAGTGTGACCAACTGAAACAATTTGCTCATCTGTATTACTCTCAATTACCGAGTTACCAACACCGTGAACATCATAAAGGAATTCATCTTCAGCATTAGTGAAGCCACTAGGTTCAGGTTCATACACATCAAGTGGTTCAGTAGTTTCTGTGACCGTAACTGTTGGCGTAGCCGTGTCAGTACTTCCACCGCCACCGCAACCCGATAGCAAGATAGCCAATGCGATAGCACCAACTACCGCGATTACAATTTTCTTTTTCAAGTTATTCTTCTTTCTAAGTTTTCGCAAGACCGTCTTGCTAATCCCTTCCATTTCCGAAAAAATTTCAGTTCTCTGAGTGTACCGCAAAAAAGCAACGGCTTGCCCTACCCCTTAAGGGTAGAGCAAGTCCTTGCAACCTTGTGACATTTTGTCTACGCTCACCTTACATTTGTCTGGTGTTGTAGCGTTATTTACTACCGCATACAGACCAACAAGTAGCAGTCCAACGAACACATTTCGTACAATCTTTCCGCGCCGTGTAAGCATTTGGTTCTCCTTTTTGTTATCGCGTTGTTGCGATAGTTAAAGAATACCCTATTAGACCTATCTTGTCAAGTCCAACGCTTTTCAGCGTGTCGCTCTTAGCCAGCGAACTCATCTCCTTGCCATAAAGCAGGGTCAGTTTTCAGCAAGAACGCAACAAACTCGTTGTTGAATAGAGCGTACTCGCTCCGTGTCTCGCGGATAAGCGTAATTGCTTCTATTGCCGTGTAGCCCGAACGCATTAGCACTAGAGCCGTAACTAGACCCGAACGGTTCAGACCCGCTTGACAACGGATAAGAACACGCTTGTTCTTAATCCATTGAGTGTGAGCAAACTTTACCGTCTCAAACAATGCTTCTTGGTCAAAGTGTTCAATGTCCGAATCATAGATACAGTATCGGTATTCTTTCACTAGCCAATCCGCAGGATTAGCATACTGATACATAGTAACCACCGCGTCAAAGTCTTCAAGCGTAATCTGTGGCTTCTTTAGGCTAAACGCTATGTAGTCCCCTAGTGTGTCGTCATCATCTGTTCCACCCTGCCATAAACCAGGTAAAACTTCATTCCATAGAGGCGTTTCCTCAATAAAATAAGAATAATCTGGTGCTTCAATGCCACCAACTGTTTGTTTAGTTTTTTCTGTTGTCATTTTGTTCTCCGTTTTCTGTTTTTGTAGTCTTACTTAATAATGGTATCAAATTAGGTAGGTATTGTCAAACTGACCGCACTTATTAAAATAACCTTTTACTTCTTACTTACATTATACAAGAAAAAATTTCATTTGTCAAATCGGATTATAACGAAATTGTTATCAAGTTCCGCTTGACACCAACATAAAAATCTGTCATAATAGATACATAACGCAAGGGGCGTTATCCAAACACTAAGGAGAACTAAATGTTAGTTCGCTCAGTCGTAGAACTTCATAATGATGTTCTACATACCAACCCATTCTGCTCAGAAGAATGCCGTAAAGGTTTTCTTGAGCAGTTCGCTCCAGAGTACGCACAAACCAATGTGTCGTTGGGAACGGTAGAAATCCCTAATCCAACATTCACAGTCTGTAAAGACTGCGAGCAACCGCTTCTCTAGCCCCTAAGAAAGACCCTCACCGCAAGGTGGGGGTTTTTCTATTTGCTATTTAACTCTTCCCAGCGAGCGTCAGCACACTTACACGAACAAACCCAATGCTTGTCGTACCACATAATGTCTGTCTTACAGTTGTGTTCCGCACTAGAGTCAGCACCCATACACCAACCGCAAAGGATAGTTCTTAGCAAAGTTCTAGTTGTGTTCGGGTCATAAGGGTCAGCACCAAGACTAGGTTTTGCCCTTGACACTATTTGGTAAGTATTCTAAACACAGGTTCGCAAGGGTCTCCACCCTCATCAGCAAACTCTTTTTCTTCTTCCGTGTAGTAAGCGTAACCCCCGTCGTGAACCGCACAATACTGCTCGCTAATCCAACCGCGAGTTAAACCAATCTGAACCCAGTCGGCTCGTTCGTCCCATTCTTCTTCCGTCATTTTGTTTTCCCTTCTTAGAAAAAATTTCAGTTATTCGTTATCATACTGAACAACTACATAAACTGGCAATCCCGTACCAGAGTCTAACTTCATAGCAATCCGCAACGCTTCCTTGACGCAATCTTTTGCTTCCTCTACGGTAATGTTTTTCTCAACCATAGCGTGTAATGCGCCAACTGCGTAAGCAGACCCACTTCCTACACCGTAGATACCATTTGCGTCTCTAGCGCAATCATAGTTCTCCGAAAGTTCATACACTACTCCGCGTACGCATACTATCAACTCGGACTGTTGTTCTCCGTCTTTGCCGTAACTATTTTCCTCAAACCAGTTCTTTATTGTAGGAACAATCTGATTAGTTACAAACCTATCCAAGTCAATGGCGTTCATCTTTTCGGTAGGTTCTGGTAATACTATTGTACTAAATAAGTTTATCGCACGCAAGTCGCCCGCTGCGCCTAAAAGATAACTTCCGTTCTTTACAACTTTAGGTGAGTTCTTTGGTAAAACATACAAACGACCACCCTCACCAGAAATGCGCGAGTCAAAACCAAGTACGGCAAAACCGTTTCCCTGGATGGCGGCGATGGTTGTCATAGAAAAAATTTCAGTTTCTATTAAAATTCAATTTCGTATTCTTCATCTGAGTTTTCCCACAACTCATCACGCAATCTATCCTCATACTTTAGACCGCTCCACCCATTTGTGACCGCGGAGATGTCTTCCTCGTCAATGATTTGGTCAAGCGAGAATACTGCCGTGTAACCGTCGTCCTCAAACATAATGACTAACTTAGTGTCATCATTTTCTACATCATCAACAATAGCAACAACGAAAGGTTCTCCGCCAGCATTTGCGTGGTAGGCACTTTGAATAATCTCTAGTTTCATAGTTAGAGATTACAGCAACTTTGTCAAGTCTATTTGGGCAAAAGAAAACCGCCCCGAAGGGCGGTATCTTTCGTAGGTAATTAACCTACGCGGGAAACCTTGAAACGCTCCCCTGCCTGTGCGTTGGCTTCTAGCCAAGCAAAGGCACTCGCCTTAGACGAGAAAGAAGGAAGCCAAGAAACAAGCGACCACCCATCACCAGCGTGAGTGTAGATAAGAAACATAAAATCACCTCCCTTGTGATAATACAAGTTTACAACATCAACTTCATCTTGTCAAGCCAAACCAAAAACATTTTTTCCAGGCCCTTCACGGCAAAACTGAAATTTTTTATCGGGTCAATTTTTCCGGGAAAAACAAAAAAATACCCGCCTCTCGGCGGGTACTTTTTTCGGTGCTTACTTATTAAAGTGACCGAACATTTGAGCAATGAACAACATTAGCGTGTACATCTCTCCCCTTTCTTATCAAGTCCCCTTAACTTGATACTTCAAGTATACGGCATAAACAACTCCGTGTCAAGTTCATTTCCCCGTGTGTCGGGGATTACTCACCACCCTCTTCTTCGTTGTCCCAAGTACCCCACGCTTCCACGATTTGGGTTGCTCGCACTTCTAGTGCTTCGCATAGTGACTTTGCTTCTGCTCGGGTTAGTTCCATTTTGTTCTCCTTTTGGGCTACTGTTTTTCGCCTCTACTTACTTAGACGATTGAACCCCCCCAAACATCAACAACATTTTAGAAAAAATTTATTTATTTTTTTATCCGCATTAAATAAAGAAAAACCCCGCCTCTCGGCGGGGCTAATCTTGTTGGGGGATTAACGCTCTACTTGCTCTAGTAGGCTCTCTACGACTTCTAGAGCCTCTTGGCGACCTTTCTGACCGCGACCCACCTTGATACCCGCTTGGTCTGCGATTAGTCGCTTGTATGCTTTGAGTGCTGGCTCACGCATTAGGCGAGCCTGACCCTCTGTCTGGATTTCAAATTGAATTGTCTGCTTTAGAGCGAACAACTGAATTGGGCTGATTGTGATTTCTACTTCTAACATTTTTCTCCTTTTCGGCTACCCCTTGTAACCTTATGAAATAAGTTTAACATACATCTCTGACAAAAGCAAATTAAAAACCAACCCGCGTGTCGCAAAAAAAATTTTTCCCGCGTGATAAAAAATTTCAGTTTTAGGTTTTTTAGAAAAAAGAAAAACCCCCTCGCGGGGGTTCTTCGTTTTAGTTTTGGTTAGAAATTCTCTTCTACCCAACCAAGCACTTCTTCCATTGTGTTAGCGTTTCGCACTACTTTTAGAAAGTTGCTGTCCTCTAGTAGTAGGTATTCTGAAACCGTAGTTTCTTGTGCGATAACACTAAGAACCACTCGTAGGTTTAGTGTTGCTAGTAGTTGTCCTGTTGGCATTTCTTCCTCTTTTCCGCACCCCTTGTGCTTATGTAATAAGTATAAAGCATAAGTTTCTAGTTGTCAAGTTAATCGGCAAAAGAAAACCCCCGCGTGTTGCGGGGGCATTTCTCTATGGTCGGTTCTTAATTGCTTGGAACATTTTTCCGTCGCTGTTTATCTTGCGGTAGCCGTAGCGTACCAAGCGTGATGTAATCGCCGCGTGGGTCACTCCAAGCACCTTGCTAAGCGTTACAACACTAATGCCGTCCAACATCTGTTGGTTGATTAGTGCCGTGAACTCTTCCGCTTCCGCACGATACTTCGGACTATTGGAACGAACTTGCGACGCAAAAAATTTCAGTTCTCGCAATTTGTCCGCAACTTCTGGGTCAATACGCTTCGGAACTTTCTTCGTCACAATACGCTTCGGCAAGTCTGGGATAGTTAATCCATCAACAAACTCCGACGCAACTCGTTGCTCTTTACACAACTGTCGCACACGCTCGCGTGTTATGCCACAAGTATCCGCGATACTCTGTAAAGTCCAACCATTATCACGCAAGCGACGAACATACTCATCTCGGTCTAGCGTGTCTGTAATCCTCTCAAAGTTATCTTTAACTTCGCTAGGCAAACTCTGCCTCACCTTTTGTGTTACTGTCCGTACTTCAATAATTTCTTTTTGAGTAAAATCTGTATTTACTCGTCTCCGTGAAATTGTCATTTCTCTTTCTTCTTCCTTTTCAGTTTTTCTTCAGTTATCTATTTAGTACCACTTTGGTACTTATGACAAGTATGTACCCTAAGTACCTACCTTGTCAAATCCTATTTTATTCTTCTTCTTCCTCTTCAGGGTCGTAGTCATAGCAATCACCTAGTGAGTTTTCCAGCCAATTATAAAACTTTTCGGCTTCAAGTTCACTATTACGAATTGCCTTTTGTGTTTCCTGTGTGTAAAACTTTGTCATTTGACTCTCCCTTTGCTACTCCGCGTTGTTGCGATAGTACTAGTCTACAAGATAACTTAGTATTTGTCAAATCGGCAAAAAACTAAGCGTGTCACCGAAAGGGGATAAGGTGACACGCCCAGAAAAGTGGAAAAGGGGATAACCACTTTTTTTGTTCGGAGTTTGGGGAGAAGGGAGAAAAACCCCTACTCAACGAACACCAATAGCCTAGCATAAAAAATTTCAGTTTATGTTTAGCAATCTCCGCAGATTATGTTCGCTGTGTAATCCTTATCGGCGAGCGGGAATTGCTCCCCGCACCGCCAACAATTTGGATAGATAGTAGCCATTAGGAGTTCTCTCTCCAATAGTCATAGTCACTATCATCATCACCTATTTCAGGAGCGTCATAACTGTTGTCTGCTTCACACTTTTCGCAAGTCCAACTGCCATTACCCCAATCATCAAAATAAACATCAGTTTCGCCCTCAAAGTCGCAACCTTCTGCTTCACAAACTAAACCTTTTATCGTATGCTCTTCGGCGTAGATACCCGACCCTCGCATTGACATTTCCATTTTTCTCTCCGTTTCTTATCGCCCCTTGCGATAGTTCTAGTCTAGCAGACCCCTAACCTAACTGTCAAGTCGGGTTAGGGTTGCTAGTTCTCTTTTTTGTTCGTCAATCTTAGTCTGTAAAGTTTTCAAGATTTGTGTCTTGCTAATTCCCATTTCCAAACCGTACGCTAGAGCATACGAAGAAACAATCCAACCAGCACTTCTTTCGGCGGTTCTTGGGTACTTCACTTTTTCTACTTCGTAAGTAGCAT